TTAAAATGCAGAAGTTGTAAGGATTTATAATGACAGAACCAAGTTTAAGAATTAAAGTAACGGACTTTTTAGCAACGGATTTTGAACAAGAAGTATTTCAAGAGTTGATGAAGTTGAAACAATTAGACTATATGAGTGGAGTGTCATTTCCTTTATATTTTTGGTATGACAGAGAAAATGAAATTGTTGACCTAAATACATTGGAACCATTTATCAAATATTGGAAAACAAGTGGTGAATATAGAACCAAACTCATATTGATACCAGAGCTGACTGATAATCAAAATCAGTTCATAATGTTTGATATCAAACCTAAAGGTATAAAACCAGCGAATTCAGATTATATGCAACATTATAGATTTGCATACGAATATGAAAATCCAAAAGATATTTTGAAAGGTCTACAACAATTCAAAGAAACATATGAGTTCATTAATAAAGATGAATTAAATCCAGAGCCAGTCAGAAAACAAAAGAGAAACGATTAATGAAGATAGCTATTGTCGGAAGCAGAACTTACACCAATAAAACAAAACTAAAGAACTTTATGTTTAGATTAAAAATGGAACACCAAGGTGTTGAAGTAATTAGTGGTGGTGCTAAAGATGGGGCAGACAAATATGCTAAAAGGTATGCACTTGAATTCGGGTTACCTTATAGTGAGTTTCCACCACAACACGACCCACATAATATTCATTGCGTTATGGAAGCGTATAATTATGGTAAACCATATGGGGTGGGATACTTTCATAAAAGAAATAAAGATATGGTAAAGTATTCAGATAGGGTTGTGGCATTTTGTAAAGACGGAGAGGTCACAAACGGAACAAAATCTACATTAGAATATTGTAAAAAATTTAACAAAAAGTTTATTATTTTAGATTAAGGAGATATTTATATATACATATATATAGAATTATGAAAGAAGAAAAATTAACATCAGTAAAAATCATTGACGAATTGTATCGTAAGTTCAAAGCAGAGTCTATCAGAGATGACTTCTCTTTACAGAAATTAGTTAATAGGAGTTTAGATATGTTTGTATATGATGAGGAGTTTAAAAAGAAAGTCCTTGAGTATCAAAACTTAGAGGAAAGCGGTTCAAAATACTAAACAAAATAAAGGTTATATGAGTAAGACAAAACTACCAAAATTAAAAGTTACAGAAGAAGTAAAATCCAATAAGAAAAAAATATTACTATTGTCAGATGACTTGAGAATGTCAAGTGGGGTTGGGACAATGTCAAGAGAGATTGTTTTAGGAACTTTAGATAAGTATGATTGGGTTCAAGTTGGTGGTGCTATCAAACATCCAGACAAGGGCAAAGTTATTGATATGAACGAATCGGTTAGACAGGATACTGGTGTAGAAGACGCAAGTCTAAAAATTTATCCAGTTGATGGTTATGGTGACCCAGATTTACTTAGACAACTATTACAAACTGAGAAACCAGACGCTCTTTTAATTTATACTGACCCGAGATTTTGGATTTGGTTATTTCAAATGGAGCACGAGATTAGACAATTAGTCCCTATATTTTACTATAATATTTGGGACGATTTACCTTATCCAATGTGGAACGAACCTTATTACGAAAGTTGTGATTTGATTATGAATATTTCAAAACAAACACACAACATAGTTCAAAATGTTTGCCAAGATAAACCAAGAACAGATTGGGATTCAACTTATGTTCCGCACGGAATCAATGAAAAACATTTTTATCCGGTAAAGAATGAAAAAGAAAGATTAGAAATGAACAAAATGAAATCTGAGTTATTCAGAGGTAAAGACATAGAGTATTGTATCTTCTACAACAATAGAAATATTAGAAGAAAAATGACATCAGATACCATTTTAGCATTTAGAGAATTCGCTTATCAATTACCAAAAGAAGAAAGAGATAAGGTCGCTTTCGTTTTACACACACAACCGGTTGATACGAACGGGACAGATTTACCAGCGGTTGTTGAAAAAATGTGTCCAGATTTGAACATAATATTTTCAACTGAAAAACTATCTAATCAACATTTAAATTATTTATATAATATTTGTGATGTTACGATTAACCTAGCTTCTAATGAAGGGTTCGGATTAGGGACTTGTGAATCACTAATGACAGCCACACCTATTATTGTAAATGTTACAGGTGGTATGCAAGACCAATGTGGATTTAGATTAAAAGATAAATATTTGACTTACAAGGATTATGGTGAGATTGAATCACTACATAATTATAGAGACTGGGAAAATAATAAAGATTTAACTCACGGAGAGTGGGTAAAACCAGTATGGCCTAAAGTTCGTTCATTACAAGGTTCACCACCAACACCTTACATTTTTGACGATAGATGTGATTGGATGGACGCAGCCGAGTCAATTAAACACTTTTATGATATGGGTAAGGATGAAAGAAATAAATGTGGTGAGTTAGGATATGAATTTGTTTGTGGAGATGAGTCTATGATGAGCGCGAGATGGATGTGCAAAAACTTCGTCGACCATATGGAAACTGCATTTGAAAAGTGGACACCAAGAAAAAGATATGAGGTATTTAAAGTATGAGTAAACCATTAGTATTAGTAACGGCACCAATAGCAACGAGAAGTGGTTATGGAAATCACTCACGAGACATTTGTCAGGCACTTATTGAAAGTGATAAGTATGATATAAAAATAAATCCAGTTCGTTGGGGAAACACACCAATGAATGCATTAGAAACAGAGAACAAAGCTCATTTTGAAATTTATAAAAGACTATTAACTGAACCTACTATGGATAGACAACCGGATTTACATATGCATATAGTAATACCAAATGAGTTCACACCATTAGGTAAAAAAAATATAGGAGTAACGGCAGGTATTGAACACACAAATCCGCCAGCAGAATGGATAGAGGGTTGTAATCGTATGGATAATGTTATTTTTACTTCAGATTTTACAGAGCATACATTTAAATCAATTGCATATGATAAAATGGACGCTAATAAAAATCAAAAAGTAGGTGTTGTAAAATTTGAAAAAGACAGCGAAGTTTTATTTGAAGGAGTAGACCCAGAATTATTTAAAGAAACTAAATACATTTCTGAAGATTTAAATAATGAATTTTCAAATATTAAGGAAGATTTTTGTTTTCTATTCGTAGGACATTGGCTACAAGGCAATCTCGGAGAGGATAGAAAAGATGTTGGTATGATGATAAAAGTTTTCTTAGAGGCGTTTAAAAACCAAAAAGACGCTCCGGCATTGATTCTGAAAACATCAACAGCTAGTTTTTCAGTTTCAGATAGACGAGACTTGTTAGAAAAAATAAAAATGTTAAAAAATGATGTAAAAGCAGATGTGTATCCTAATATTTATTTACTACACGGCGATTTAAAGGATGAAGAAATGAACCAAATGTATAATCACCCAAAAGTGAAAGCACATTTAACCTTTACTCACGGAGAAGGATTCGGAAGGCCATTGTTAGAAGCATCATTTAGTGGTAAACCTATCATAGCGCCCATCGCTACTGGGCAAGCTGACTTTTTAGATTCAGAGTATACGATTGAATTACCACACGCGTTTACAAAAGTTCCACTAGGAGCTTTCCCAAATGGATATGTTGATGAGGAAGCTAAATGGGCTACCGTAAATTATGGAGTGTCATTGAACATAATGAAAGATGTCCACAAGAACTATGACAAATATAAGATTCGTGGCAAAAAACAAATGATAATAAATCGTGAACACTTCACACACGAT